GGGTATTCAATCCAGTTTTGTCCTTTAGGTTTATCCAAAGGTTTCCCATCTGACTTTTTCCATTCAACGTTAGTAAACTCAGTTCTCCGTCCATAGCCATCTCCGACTTCTTCGCCTTTACCTCGTCCAATTAGAGCCGTGACAATATTTGTACGATCTTGTTGTCGTACAATACTTAAAACTTCATCCCCATATTCAAATCTTTTGTTAGTCACTTTACCAATTTGTTTATAACAATTAATAATTTTTTTAGAGATTTTATTTCCTGATATTTCGACAGAAAAAGCAAACTCAGCTCCTAACTCTTGCAGTGACTTTAAAGCCTCTTTTATTGACGTATAATAAAAGGTACTTGAGACTGTAGTTGTAGGCTCACAGACACCCAGCACCCAATCACAACCAGAATCATTAAGCAGTTGCTGAATCACATAAGAAAAAGACCTATTATTAGGTCTTATATCTTTAATAATAAAATTATCAAGTTCATCCACAGCAAAATTTATAGATTCAAATGAAAGCAGATTATCATCTTCTTTTGTGTTTAAAATTCGATATAAAGAAAACTCCTGCTTTTTTGTTTCATTGACAGCAATATAGCTTGCATCTTTAATTGTTCCATCAAAAGGTAAAGAAACTGAAAGGGTATCATTCATCAGTTCAGAAGTGTTCGCTGTGATTTCTTTTGTCTGAACACATTCTATAAACTCGTTAGAATCGTAACTTTTGATAACTTGTTGCATCTTATCTAAAAACAAGATATTACTCACTAAAGTACCGCCTTTCTATATTGAATCGTTAAATCATAGTTTGAACTTGAAAAATCTGTTCCAGTTGTCAGTCTGATATTTTTGAAATCAGAATCAAGGTCCAATAGGTTATTGTTTTTTTTACCATTGAGAAAAGTATCGCCTGATTTAAAATCAAATTCCAAAAGGTCGCCATTTTTAGCCTGTGATGACTTCAAACGATAAATTCCATCTGTTGCAATTAAACCATCTTTCAATAACTTGAATGATAGCTTATCCGGTTTAACTGGGTAAGGTAAAACTTCAATCACTTTGTTTTTAACGCTTTGAATTTTTCCATGTTTAAATGGATCACTACAAAGAACAGTAAAGCTTGAAATGATTGAATTGGTATCGCCGGCCACAGTATCAGCAGTTTTGAAACGCCCATAAAAAGTATATTCCAAATCATCATTAAAAATAATGGGAACATCTTCTTGACGAATCAAGAACGCCTTTAAGGTATCAAACTTTTCTTGTAGTGTTCGAGGATCACTATCCTCAAGCTTGTATTTTATCGTTAACTCCCGAGGAGGATATTTAACATTAGTTATCACTCCTCCCACTTGCATTTCTTGCGTTTCAAAGCTGAGAGAATACATTTCTCTCCCCTCAACGGCCAACGTCTGATAACCTTCTGTTAGTTCCTCTAACCAAGTCCCATCATAACTCATAGCACTAGTTGGGATAAAAGGAATGTCATTATAATGTTCCTGCTTTACTGTATCTCTGAATTTATACATTTTATCCTTTCTAGAATCCTCCATTAAGTATTGCTGCTTGACCTTGAGCGCTTGAAATATCCTCAACAAAAGCTTTGAATTGTTGATTTCCAAGTTGTAGATTCAAATAAGCTGGTTGTTTGCCGTTATTCATATTAACTTCGTGTGTTACTGTGCCACCTATTGAACGGTTGGCTGCAGCTACATTTGCGCTAATATCCATAGAATAATCTGAACCTAGGGCATCTGCAATCATATCCCCCATACCTGAAACGTTTGACTGAACGGATTTGAAACCATTGAAAAGACCGTTGTTTAAGCCTGCCATGATGGCATTACCAGCAGGAGTTAAAAGTTTTCTATCCTTACTTATCGGCCCTTTATGCTCACGAATCCAATCGCCAATTCCGCTGATAAATTTCATGCCTTCTTTCCACTTTTGTTTTAATCCTTTGACAAATCCGTTAATGATAGCCTTCCCAATATCTAGCAAGTTTACATCTTTTAGATTGTTAAATATATTTTTAACATTATCAATCAGATCGCTAACGCTTTTTTTCAAACCATCCCAAATTCCTTTGAGACCGTTAATCATCCCGTTCCACAAATCAATTGTGCCTTGTTTGAGATTTTCCCAACCTTTTTTGACACCATCAACTATGCCATTAGCCGAGTTAATAACCCATTGCTTAAATGCTGACCAAGTGTCCTTGACCCATTGAACTGTTGCGTTCCATAAATCAACGGTTCCTTGTTTAAGAGAATTCCAACCATTCACAATTCCGTCAACAATAGACTTAGCCATATTAATGACCCACGTTGTGAAAGCTCCCCAAAGGTTTTTAATCGTTCTTACAAGCGCTGCCCACATATTAGAAACGGTTTGTCCAAAAGCGGAATAGAAACCAACAACAATTTTGACAAATGTGCTTACTATTATTTTGATACTGTTAGTTAAAGTGTTCCACAGCATGATTGCATCATTTTTTAGTTGTGTAAAGTTTCCTGTGACTAAGTCTATAAGTAGCAAGACTGGCCCCATAACAACCGTTTTTATCAATTCCCATGCTGCACCAAAGATAGTTGAAACTTGTCCCCATAAACCTGTAAAAAATCCTATCATAGGTTGGAAAACATTTTTTATTGATTCTACAAATGGTGCAAGAGTTGTTGTTACACTTTGCCACGCACTGGCTAAACCGCTTATTGTTCCGTTCCATAAGTCAGCAAACCACTGTTTGACACCAGCCCAAGCATTTTTGATATTCTGAACGGCATCATTAGCGCCTTGAATAGTCCCGTTCCAAATTCCTGCGGCTCCGTTTACTATACCATTCCAAACATCACTAAACCACTGTGTTATATCCCCCCATTTTTCCTTTATAGCATCAACTGCATTGGAAGCAAATTTGCTTATATTCCCCCAAACTTGCTTACCAAAATTCATGATTTTACCCCAGTTCTTATATAGGATATAACCTGTTAAAACAAGTGCAGTAATAATAAGCCCAATTAATAATGCTTGGTAACCTAGCGCTCCAATTGAAGTGCCAATCAATTTAAGCCCCCCAGATAGCGCCATAAAACCTACTTTTGCTTTCTGCAACATTAACACTGTCTGACCAAATACTAATAACATCGGCCCTAATGCTGTCACTATTAGCCCAATAACTACAATTAATTTTTGAACTGGTTCTGGAGCTAAGACAAATTTCTGAACTAAGCCAGAGATGAAATCCGCTCCTTGTCTAAGTGCTGGGGCTAGTATTTTTTGTATCACAATAGCTGCTGATTCAAATGCACCCATCATTTGTTCAAATGATGAGTTCATATTATCTTGCATTGTTCTAGCCATCTTGTCGGCTGCGCCATCGGAATTAACAAGAGATTTTGTAAGACTTCCTAGTTTCTTAGGCCCCTTATCAATAAGCGCCATCATTCCAGACAGAGACTCTTGACCGTATAAGGTCACTAACGCATTTTGTTTCTGCTCTGGCGTTAAACCCCTAAACGCATTTTGAAGCATTCCTATTTGATCTTTAAGAGGCTTCATTTTACCTGATGAGTCATAGAAACTTAACCCCAGTTTATTCATTACACCAATCATAGGTTTAGTTGGTTTGGCTAGACGAGATAGTGCGCCACGAAGTGTTGTACCTGCCTGAGAACCTTTAATACCTGCATCTGACATGATACCAATTGCGGCTGCAGTTTCTTCGAGAGACAGTCCCATTGAACTTGCAACAGGGGCAATATATTTCATTGCATAACCCATATCTCCTACTTCAGCATTAGTATCAGCGGCTGCTCTCGCAAATACATTCGCAACGTGTCCTGATTGGCTTGCATCTAGGTTAAAACCTCGCAGCGCCGTCGAAGCATTTTCAGAAGCAAGTGCAACATCACCACCAGATACGGCCGCCAAGTCAAGAAGACCAGGCATTGCTTCCATAATTTCATTAGCATTAAAACCAGCAGAAGCTAAGTTTTCCATACCTGATGCAGATTCTTTTGCACTAAAAGCCGTTTTTGCACCGAGATTAATAGCCTGTTGCTTTAAATCATCAAAAGATGATCCTGTCGCTCCAGAAATGGCTTTAACACGGCTCATTTGAGCTTCAAAGTCACCACCAACTTTTAAAGCAATACCACCCATAGTAGTAAGCGGTGCTGTAACAACTGCACTTAACGTTTTACCTGCACCTTTTGTGACTTGACCTACTGCCGACATCGTGCTACTAGTATCATTTTGAAAATCTTTGACTTGTTTTGCAGCATCTTTAAATGTACTGACAAAATTATTATCAGTAGCCTTCAAATAGGCTTGTACACTGAATGTTTCCATATTTTCCTCCTTTCCTATTTATTTGCCTTTTTAAGGAGCTGCATCAAACGTTTATCCGGTTCAGCTTTTTTTATTCCTAATATTTCGTTCTCTATTTTTTCTTTATCAAAGAATTGTTTAAAGCTGCGATATACAGGAACTTCTGTTTTTCCTCTTGTTTTAGTTGCTTGCACTTGCAAATTCGCCCATGCTTGCTGATGGATAAGCTCTACCTGATCTAATTTTTTTAAAGCAATAGCGATCATCCTTATTGAATATTCTTTAATAGTCATACGTTCAAAATCAAGAAGACTAGTTAAGCCAAAATAACGGAATGCGTTCAGCATCATTTCGTCATAAACTACATCTGAATTTAGGCGTTTTGAGCCGCTTGCTGAGCTTGCGCCACTC